AGGCTCAGAACCTCCGTGAGTTTGACCCATCGAAGTATAAGACCAATGCCGAGCGCAAGGCAGCTTTCGAGCGTTTTACTCGTGGCGAGGAGTAATCACTCCAGTATCAGGATAACACTAAGTATTCAGGTTAAAACATTCTTATTCATTTTTTAATTAGTAATTGAAATTATGGCAACACTTCCTAAAGATTTTATTGGCACTACTGCCTTGCAGCATGTAGCCGAGCAGGTAACTAAGGAAATCCTTATGGGTCCAGGTTACACCGATGCAGAGGAGATGGACCGCTTGAAGATTGACATCATCACTGGTATCCAGTTCAAGCGCACAACTCACATCTTGCTCCGTAAGGGCGGTACCACCCGTCGTAAGGATGTTCACACTAAAGTGAACAGCGAGGCGGGATTTTTGAAAGAACGTACAATCGTCTGCAAGCTTGCTTGGGACCATTATACCGATAACATCGATAAGTACTGTGAAACAGTATTCGGTACCGACGCACAGGGTCAGTACCCTCTCGCTACAGAGGCTGCTACCGCAATTCTCCGTAACTATGCCGACAACCTTACCGCTTGCTTGTGGAATGGTGACATCAGTCTTGATAAGGGTGACGAGAGCACTCCTGCTTCAGAGCAGGCTTTGGCTCTCTACGACGGTTTCCATACCTGTATCAAGCACGACATCGAGGCTGGCATTATCAGCGAGGCTAACGGAAACTTGATTCCTTGTGAGTCAATCGCAGAGCCTTCTGACAACAACGACTCTACCCCATACGACAACTTCCTGGCATGGCACATGAAGTGGGATGCCCGTCTGCGCAAGCAGAATACACTCGTTTATATGAGCGAGCAGACAGCCCAGTACATCGCTGCAGGTTACGCTAACAAGTTCCACGGCAACTTCAAGGTTGACTATGAGGTAGGCGGTAACTTCAAACTCCCAGGTCTCTCTCGTGTAACCATCTGCCCTATCGCAGACTTCGGTGAGGGCGATCGTATGTATGCTACCATCGAGAAGAACTTCGTTTATGGCGTTGATACACTTAGCAACCAGACTTACGTCGGTGTTAAGGTCGGCACTGACACAGATATGCGTGACGTGCAGTTCCAGATTCAGTCAATTCAGGGATCGTTGGCACCTCGCAATCCGTTCAAATACGCCTTTGCAATGTCAGACGGCAACCTTGCAACAGCAGAGTACGTAGCTGGTGACTACACCAATTCTAACCTTGTGGTAACAACCGCCATGGAGGATGCTTCTCCTATTACCGATGGTAAGGTGAAGGTAAACGGTGTAGAGTACACTACCCCAGTAGCCACAACCCCTAACCAGGTTATTACCCTGGAGGCAGAGGGCACTACCGATGTATTCTCTCACTGGAGCACTGGCAGCAAGGAGAAGAAGATCCAGTTCGCCGCCACCGGTATGAGCATGGGTATCACCGCCTTCTTCAAGAAGGGTTAGCCCCATCTCGCCCCCGTTCCCAGCGATTCCATCGCTGGTCCAACAGGCAAAAAGGCAGTCCTCTATAAATCCTCGGCGGCGGTCGCCTGACCTGGCGGAATATGGCTTCCGCCGCCATTTCGTTTAATCATCAAAAAAGATACAATTATGGCAGTAAATGTAACATGCCCAGAGATCAAGGATATTCTCTCCGAGAACGAATGCTTGGAGAACTTCTGTGGTCTTGGCGTAAACGTATATGTCTTTATCAAGAGTGAACTCGCTGCCCCTCTCTCACCAGAGGCAGGTAAGAACACCTATGCAGCGCTGACAGCTGCGTCCTTCAAGAAAGGTAAGGGTCTCTACAAGTTTGAGTGCCAGGATGGCGGTCAGGGTCACACCTGGGAAAACTTGGGCTTCAGAAAGGGCTTTAAGCAGACTTTGGACTACGTTCTTGAGAGCGTAAGTGCCGCTTCTGCGTATGTGGCTCGTGGTCTCAATAACCTCAAGTGTGGTTACATCATTGAGGATGGTGATAAATCAATCATCATTTACGACAAACAGCACGACTTCAAGTATGACTCCGGTAATATTAAAGGAGACACGGGCAAAAAACCAGAAGATGATCGTATGGTCACACTGAGCGGATCTTTGAGTCCGACAACTTACGGTCGCTATGAGATTGCCGAACCAGAAGATGGCTGGGATTCTCTCTGCAACGGTGTAGGTACATCGGGGGAAGTGTAAGCGGAACTGACAAGAGCGATACCAATTCCGCTTCACAGCAGTCATCTAAGCGGAGCAAGCAGGTAGCATCTGTCAATGATGAAACCTCTACGCCCGGCGAAAACGACGAATAATCGCTCCCCCTATCCAATGCGTTTCCATTGGCAATTTACTCTATAAATCAAAGCCTCGGTATTGATCCTTAACAAGATAAGGCAA